TGATTATACTATTTTATACATTACCTGCTTCTATTTCGCCAGTATTTTTAATTCTTACTGGAATATAGATAAACTCAACTGCTTTAGTTGGTTCAATAGCAATATCAATATAAAGTTCATTTCTATCAATTCTTGCTGGTGTATTGTTTGTTTCATCACAAACAACTAGGTAATCGTAAATACCACGTTTAGCAGTAACATCGTTTAATAACTGTTCTACTGCGTTTTTAACTTCGTTACGTGTAATTGTGTCATTTGGTTCAAACATAAATGTTTTACCAACTGCTTCTAATTTCTCACGTAAGTAAGCAACTAAACGTGATACGTTAATTCTGTCTAGTGCTGATGTAGCACCTGCAACAGTTTTGTTACCATAGTTAGTTAAGCCACTACCTGGAATAAATGTTAGTGGGTTAATTCTGTTTTCATACAATGTGTCACGTACTGATTCTCTGTTAGCAACCTGTACAAACTCACTTGTATTACCGTCAACATAACCTAGTGCTGTAACATTATCAATTAAACCACGTCTGTTACCTGCTGGTGCTAACCATGGATAACCAACTTCGTCGTTTCTAATAAATGTTCTTAATACAGCATGTGATGCTGGAACAACCACTGCGTTACCTGATAAGTCATTAGCTCTTGCTGATGGATAAAATACAGCCGCATATGGGTCATTTGTTGCTAGACCGTCTTCACCGTCTGTACCTTGACCACCTGCGTCAGTTGCCCAGTTAATTAATGCAGATGAGTTATCTGTTAATCTAAATGGTGTATCACCAATAACAAAACCTGTGTTGTTTCTGTCATTGTTTAGTGCTACCATATTTTGAAGTAATTCAGGATACCCTGGAGCCGCTAATAAGTTAAATGTTCTTTGTTCTTCACGAATGTCAGTATTTGAGTCAATACCTGCTTTCAGTGCCGCAACAACCATTTGACGTTGTGCTTTACGTCCCATATATGGAGAACCATCTGCTTTGTTACCTGATACTGTTACCCACGTATCTTTATTTGTTGGTAAACTATCATTTGGGAAGTCAGTTGCGTTAAAGTAATTTACTTTGTATTCTTTAACTGTATAGCCTGAACGTCTTGTATTGAATAATAATGTACCTGCTGGGTACAAATTCTCATCCGGAGCATCAACGTCTAAGTAGTTACTTGTTGCTAACGCTTTAATTGTAGCAATATCACCTGTAACTGCATCAACGTCTGTTGTTGACCAACGAGCATCACCAAATACAATACCGTTTTCAGTAGTTTGATCTGTATTATCAATAGTTACCCATTGATCTGTACCGTCTACTGATTCCCAACGTTTAACCATTGGATAGTTTTCTAAGTCTGCTGTGTCTAACCATAAGTCACCGTAGGCTAATGATGTTGTACCGTCTGACTGTGTAGTTGGAGCACTTGCTGAAACTTGGCAACCATTAACATCCGTGCCTGTTAAGTCAAAGCCACGCACATCATTTGAAACTGTTCTATAGCCTTTCCAGTTTGAACCATCATGTACCATGATATCTACTTCATCAATTGCTGAATGATACCATAATGTACCGTTTGCTGGATCTTGTGTTGGTTCTGTTGCTTTTGCTTCGTATGTTAGTGTGTTCCAGTTTGAGAATAAAACTGTTGATCCGTCTGCTTTTGTTCTAGTATTTGCAGTTAGATCTGCTGGATCTGTAACACCAAACGCATCTAGTGTTGGTGAACCTGATGTATCTTTAATTTCAATGGCACCACCTTGTGTGTGTTTGATTGTTAGGTAACCATCAGTTACACTAGCAACAGTGTTAGCAACATTGGCCGCATTAAATGCCGCCGCATAATCATCAATTGTTGTACCACCTAATGTAGCAGTAACTGGTGTTGACATTGTTGTTGAGCCTTTAACACTTGCTGAAATTGTAAATGTTTCTGCATTTGTTAATGTTGGATTTGCTACGTTTGAAACAACTACTGTGTCGCCTGTTTGTGAGCGTACATGTAATTTCAATGTAGCAGTGTAGTTTTCTGACCAATCTAAATAGCCGTATACAACACCTGCTGAAATATTTCTACCACCACCGGCTGGATCAAGTTCTTTGTTTGCTGTGGCATCGTCAGCATATAAAGGAACTGTTAATGTAGCCCATGTATCTGTGCCTTCATCGTATTGTTTAACAACCATGTTAGCACCTTGGTTAACTGATGTTGTTTTCTGCCATAAAGAACCTGTTGGTCTTGGAGCAGTATCAGTTGTTTTCCAACGTGGTAATGATGTATGCTTAGCCTGTGTAAATTCAGGAGCATAATATGTACCTGCTGTAATGCTTAAATCTGTTAACAGTGTACCTGTACCGTTAGCAATAGTCCAAGCACCGTCTGCTGATGAACCTTCTGGAGTAACA